AATAAATGCTCAAAACAAAAAAAGCATAACGCTATGCGCTATGCCGTTTGTTGCCCGGTAGTGTAATGGTAACATACTTGACTCTGGATCAAGCGTTCATGGTTCGAGTCCATGCCGGGCAGCCAACCTTGACGCTCAGGCGAACATCGAGCGTTCGATACAGTAACAAGCGCCTTGCAGGCATCCCCTGCAGGGCGTTCTTGGTTTTTAGGGCCTTTTTGGGCCTCCGGGGCAGGCAGGCTGCATGAAAGGCTGTCTACCGTGGGCTGGTCTATATACATCTTGATCTCGATATAATCCTTGTAAACGACGATTTCCTTGATCATGGCTTGTATTAGGCTCTTTTGGGCTTCCGGAGGGGCCTTTTCGATATATTGCATGGCAAACTTAAGATTTGAGTGCAAGAACTGCCCCGAGTTTGCCGACATTTGAGCCACGTTCTTTTTTGCCTGCAGCTTATCCAGTTCGTCTTCCAGTCTGACAATCTCCTCATCAAGTCCTGCCATTTTATCCTTATAAGTCTTTCCCTGCGATACCTTATTGTCCATAGCCAGCTCAAGGAGCCTGCTCGCTTCCTGTTTGGTTTCTTCGAGTTTCTCCTGGAGAGGTTTCATCATTTTCTCGATGGCCTCGAGTTTTATCTGGGAGTCAAGGATTGCGTCCCCGATCGCCTTTACGATGATATCCTGATCAGTAGATGCTCGCTTGAAATAATCGATAAGCGCCTCATCAAAGCCCCTGGCAGAGAACCGGGATACATCGCAGCCTAACTTCTGCTTGGACCTGCCGCATACATAATAAAAGAATTTCTCAGCTGCCTGGCCGTTGCCGCTTTCGCAGACATAATGGCTGCCGCATTCGCCGCACTTAAGGAGCCCGGCTAAGAGATAGATATACTCCGGAGTTTGTTTTATAAAGCGGTGCCCGGGAAGTTTTGCAGTCAGCATTCGATTTGCTTTCTCCCACAGTTCTTCATCCACAATAGCAGGATGAGTGCCTTTATGGATCTCCTTGCCGTATTTTATATAACCCTTATGGAAGTGGTTCTTTATGATCCAGGCGATGCTCTGCTTTCGCCAGATTTTACTAGTGGGGGTTTTTATGCCTCTGCGTATTAACTCCTGGCCGATATCATAAAGCGATTTATTGTTAGCGGCCATCTCCCAGATAAAGCGCAGCTTGTCTCCGACTTCAGGATCTACGATGATCTTATGCGGCTGTCTGCCGTTTGGCAGTGGCACGCCATCGGGTATCAATTTGTAGCCAAAGGGCACGTTGCCGCCAACCCATCTGCCTTGACGCACCCTGGCAACACAGGAGGCCTTCACGCGTTCGCCGATGAGCTCCCGCTCAAAGGCTGACAAAATCCCAAGTATACCAATTACCACCCTGCCTATTGCAGTTGAGCTGTCAAGGTTTTCGCGTACGGATACGAAAGCGATCTCTTTGGAGTTGAATAGATCGATAAGCCAGTAGAGGTCACGGGTATTGCGGGTCAAGCGGTCAAGGCGGAAGAAGATTATTCCATCAAACGTAGCAGTTTTTCTACGCACGTGGTCAATAATCATCTGGACGCCAGGCCTGTTGAGATCCTTCCCGGAGTAGCCGTCGTCTGTTACCACGCCTTTATTGCCTATATCGGCAAGCTCATGCCCGAAAGCGTCCAATAGATTCTTGCAGTGATAGGTCTGAGCGTCCAAGGTTGTAAATTCTCCCTGGGCCTGGTCATCAGTAGAACAGCGGGTATAAATCACATATTTCTTTTTGTCTTGTTTCTTATTGGGTGTTATCACGGCTCTCCTTTTGCAACACAACCCCTATAACAAAACGGCGCACAAGTCAAGCGATATCAATAGGTTTTAAAGCTTCCGGGGGATAATGTAAGCCATAGGCACCTATGCATATATATTGGGTTTTTTCAGGTTTTGTCACAGGCGCGGTGTGACAGTTTCGAGAAAAACACAATATATATGCGGTAGAGGTGAAAATATGGGACAGCGGATAAGGAATAATTTTAATAAACGATTCGGAGGCCGGATCCGTGTCGTTTATGCGCAAAAACTTTCCGTTGAAGAAAAACAACTCCTGAACGAAAAGCTCTGCAAAGCGATGATAGAAATCCTATCCGGCATTTTGGGCAGAGAGCCGACGCAAAGAGAGATTTTAGGATTGGATGATATTTCACAATGTAAATTAAAAAAGACTCAATAAATTTTCTCTCTTTGGCCCTCCATAAGGTCAGCCCATACACCTCGGAAAGAAGCCGGATAGGTTTCGGCTTGGAAATGTATAGGAGGTGTTTTGAACTACGGAGGGTTATTCGAGAGCTGGGAACTTGCTGTAGCAAAAAAGGTAATCAATGATTACAGGAAAAAGCATAGATGCTTGGAGCGCGAAGGATTTGATGACCTGCTGCAGGAATGCCTTATCCATTGGCTTGATGTCCGCGACCGCTATGATCCTGGGCGCGGTGCTTCAAAAAAGACTTATATGGCAGAGGTCATTGGGAATGTGCTCGGCCAGCTTGCCACAAAGGCAAGGACTGATAAGCGAAAGACAATTTACGAAAGCATATCATTAGATCAGCCGCTTAATGACGAAGAGGATTCTCCCGCCTTAAAAGATAAAATTCCACAAAGCAGCGACGCCCTGCCGCAAATCGATTCAGAACTCAAAATAGAACTTTCCAAGGCATACCAGAAACTCACGCCCCAGCAGCAGGAGCTGTGCAGGCTTTTAGGCGAAGAGGGCATGAGCATAAGCGAGGCATCCCGGCGGCTTGATAAACACAGAATGATTATTTACCGGGAGATAGAGCGGATCAGGGAGCTATTCGAAAAGGATGGCCTTAAGGACTACTTAAAATAATTTTTGTTTGGGGTGTGACAGTTTTACAAAAAAAGCAATATACACACAGTGGAGGCAAAAATGACGGACGTATGCAAATTTAAATTTCAGGAAAAGATTGGGAAAAAGGTTATCGAGAGAGAAATAGCCCGCGCAATTGAGACTGCTGAATATACCTTTGGCCAGGCCAAGGTAAGGCTTCATGCCAGCTATTTGGCAGCAGACGACAAGGTGGTTATCGATGCCTCAAGCGAGGTCGGCGAATACATCGCTCAGATATTTATCGGGCTGATGACCCGCAAGCTCGGCGAGGACAAGTTTGCCGTAGAGAGGATAAGGAGGGGGGACGAGACATGAAAGTGACCAAAGGTTTAAAGAAAGTTTATAAAGGGCTCAGCTGGTATAACCGGCAGAAGCTGATTGAAGCGAACAGGCCGTGCGGGAAGAAAAAGCTGAAGCCGAAGAAAAAAATAACCGGAGGGGCTTATGAAAGTTCGTTTACGCAGGAGAAATGTTGAATTGTTTCTTACCAAAATAAACAGGTCTCAGAATTGGCTGTCGTTTAGGCTTGAGATCTCAAGCGGTCATCTTTCGCAGTTTATGACCGGCAAGCGCAATCCATCGCCGATGATGCGCCGCAGGATCATGAAGGTTTTGAAAGGCTGCAGCTGGGATTATCTCTTCCAAATCATCAACTGCAAGGAGAGAAGAAGGAAGGTGATAAAAAATGGCGAACGATGAAACAGATCTTTTCTTATCTAAGGAGAAGCAATTATTAAAATGGTGCAGGCAGAAAGGAATTTTCTCAAAAGCTGACGCCATATCCTTTGGCACAAGGAATTATTATCTACGGGCCGACAGGACAATAAGGGATTTTGTCCACAGAGGCATAGTAAGAAAGATAAGCAAGGAAGAATGCGTCCGGCGTAACCTCAAAGGCAAGATGGCCTGGTACGAGTTTATTTCCGCTTAAAGAGGCAGTTTTATGGGAAGCGAAAAGATAGATATCAGGGATTTGCGCGACGGCAAATTCCTTTGGATAGATAAAGCGGCATTAAGGCTTATCAGCGAAAACGCAGGGACAATGGGCGTAGCTGTTTACTCATGGCTTTGTTATTACGCTAATTTTAAAGCGCAGGACTGTTTTCCGTCTGTTACGACACTGGCATATCACTGCGGAGTATCCAGGCGCACGATTATGCGGGCAGTAAAGCAGCTTGAGCGGCTAAAAGCTGTCTCAATTGAGAGGAAAAAGGGTAAGCCAAATATTTATAAGCTGCTTAATATTACAGGGGCGAGAAGTTATCCACAACCAAGTAGTGACATTAATGTCACCAGTGACAGCCCTGTCACTGGGGTAGTGACACAGGTGTCACCAGAGGTAGTGGCTGGCGTGTCACCCGAACAATAGATATATAACAAGAGATAACTATCAAAAGATAGTAGTAGAGGCTGTGAAATTGTGAATAACTCTGGTTGTTGCTTAAAAGAAAGCTTGCGGGTCCTTCCAAGGGGGTGTGCGGCGCGGGTCGGGCGAGGCGCGGGCTTTCAGTGATTATGGCTTAAAAAATTGATGTCAATGTCAATGAAAATGGGTCTTACCCGGCAAGGGCTGGGGACTGTCTTTTTTATTTAACTATATATCCATTAACAGGTTAGGAGAAGGAGGATAGAGTGGCAAAGATTAACATAAAGCCCGAAATTAGTGACATAAAGTTATCAGAAGTAAAGCCTGCTCCATATAATCCGCGGGAGATTACGAACGAGGCGCTGTCGGGCCTGCGGCATAGCTTGGAGAAGTTCGGTTACGTGGATCTGCTGGTAGTCAACAAACGCAATATGCATATTATTTCAGGGCATCAGCGGTATAAGATTCTGCAGGCAGAGGGCGTTGAAACTGCACCGGCCATCTTGGTAGATGTTGATGAGATCCAAGAACAGGCTATGAATGTCACGCTTAATAACCAAGAGATTGCTGGTGTCTGGACAGCTGCTTTAATCCCGCTTTTAGAGAGGCTGCGCAAAGAGGCTGCTGATGATTATCTTGCGCTTCGGCTTAAGAATTTACGGGACAGCGTTGGCGATATGGGCGTTGAGAATTTAGGAGACGGCAAGACTCTGCCGGATGATATTCCCGAACCGCCTAAAGAGGCAGTTACTAAAAAAGGCGATCTTTGGATTATGGGCGAGCATCGGCTTCTTTGCGGTGATTCTACAAATGAGGGTGATGTGGCGCGGCTAATGAACGGCGAGAAAGCAAGTTTGTTTGCTACGGATCCGCCTTACTGCGTTGATTACACCGGGGCAGACAGGCCTACTGGCGGTCATGACTGGTCCGGCGTTTATCATGAGGTTGATATTCCCGACGCCAAGGAATTCATAAAAAAGTTTTACGCGGTGGGCCTTAAGCATATCAAAGAAAATACCGCGCTCTATCTTTGGCACGCCTCAAAACGAAGAGGCATGATTGAGGAGATCTGCGATAACCTTGGTATTCTCCTTCATCAGCAGATTATCTGGGTGAAGCCGTGTGCGGTTTTGACGTACTCTTTTTATTCCTGGCGCCATGAGCCTTGTCTTCTCATGTGGGTTAAGGGACAAAAACCGCCTTATAAGCCAAAGGATAAATCTATCGGCAGCGTGTGGATGATAGATTTTTTGCGCTCAGGCGATCCAACGCAGCCAGAATATCATACGGATGTTTGGGAGCTTGACTGGGAAGGCAAGAAACGCAACCCCGGCCTGCATCATCCAACAGTTAAACCTACGGAGGTCTTCGCTATTCCTATGCGCGTGCATACTTCGCCCGGAGATATCTGCTATGAACCGTTCAGCGGGTCCGGTTCGCAGATCATTGCGGCTGAACGGTTAAACAGGCGGTGTTATGCAATGGAGATCGAGCCTATCTTTTGCGATGTGGCTGTCAAGAGATGGGAGGAATTTTCAGGAAGGAAGGCGCATAGAGAAAATAGCAATGGATGAAAAAAGTCAGAACTTAATAGAGATTGCCCGAAAAAAACGCTACATCTCTCTTGTTGAGAAATTGCAGCGGGGAACGCTGTCCGCCAAGGAGCTTAAGGAGCTTGAGGAGTTTGAGAAATCAGAACAGAGGAAAGAAACCAATGTACTTGACGGAACGGTTGACCTCGGGACAATTTCAGTATTTTTAGAAAAATCTCCCCGCATGGTCCGGCGTTACATAAAGCAGGGAATGCCGGTTATCCGGGATTCGCAAGGCGAGATCTACCGTTTTAAAGTCAGCGAGGTCTTTAAGTGGTTTTACGCCTCGCAAAATCCCGAAGACGGCAGCAAGGATTATTGGGAAAACGAATACCGCAAGAACCGCGCTAAACTAAGCGAGCTCGAATTAAAGCAAAAAGAAGGCGAGCTTATTCCTTTTGCAGATCACGCGTCATTAATCAAAAATCAGATCAGGGGTATCAAGGCGGGTTTCTTAAGACTGCCGAAATACATTGCGCCTAAGCTGTACCAGCAGGAGCCCAAGGTTATTTGCGAAATGCTTGATGCGGAGCTGCGCTATATCATCAATCAGTTTGCGGGAGTAAAAAGTGGGAATAAAGATAGTCAGAACAATAGTTAATACTGTTTTGCCTTATGCGGCGGAGGAATGGGTTTTGCCGAATAAGATGACGGTGAGCGAATGGGCCGATACCTTCAGACGGCTTGATGTCAAAACCTCTGCAGAGCCAGGACAATGGTCAACGTCGAGGACGCCGTACTTAAAAGGGGTCATGGATGCGTTCACGGATCCGTTTGTCGATGAAATAACAGTCATGGCTGCGTCTCAAGTCGGCAAAACAGAGGCAATGTATAACATGCTGGGCTATGTCATTGATCAGGACCCGGGGCCGACGCTTATGGTTTCGCCGCGGGCCGATGACGCAAAGAGCGTTTCGTATAACAGGATACGGCCGATGATTGAGGTGTCGCCGGTATTAAGCAGATATCTGCCTGAGAACCTCGATGATATTACCAAGCTCGAATATCACTTTGATCGTATGATCCTTTATTTTGCCGGATCCAACAGTCCGGCGGATCTCGCATCAAGGCCTATTCGATATCTATTTTTGGATGAGGTTGATAAATATCCGAAATTCTCGGGCCGTGAGGCAGACCCGATAAAACTTGCCTCAGAAAGGCAGAAGACATTCTGGAATAAAAAGACAATCAAGGTTTCAACTCCAACCACGCGTGAAGGCTATATCTTCAGAGAATATGAGAAATCAGACCAAAGGCGGTTTTATGTACCATGCCCTCATTGCGGCAAGCTTCAGGTTTTGTTATTCGGCCAAATAAAATGGCCAAGAGAGGAATCTTCACCAGAGAGGATTAAAAACGAGCGGCTTGCCTGGTATGAGTGTTTCTATTGCGGTAAGAGAATAGAAGACTCGCAGAAGCAGAAAATAATGCAAAGCGGGGAATGGATTCCGGAGAAGAAAGAGAAAAACAGAAACCGCGGGTTTTGGGTGAGCTCTCTTTATTCACCCTGGCTTACCTGGAGTGATATTGCGGCGGAGTTCCTAAAATCAAAAGACTATAT